GGTGGAGCAGGTTCTGGGGTGGGCACCGGAGTAGCCTCCACATTACATCCTACACAACATACATCGTTTAAATCTACACTAGAATAACACAACTGAACTGCAGTAGAATTCCGGTAATCATAAATTAAATACAAGTTATCTCCCGTTGCTCCACTCGGCATAGTAAAGTTTGCCGAAAATTCTGGGCTATTATTTTGTATAGGGGTAACATTGGTAGACGCTGCTAATAAAGCGATAATCTCTGATGTAATATTCCCGTATAAGGTAGATGACCTTAAGTATCTAAAATTATTCGTGTTGGGTTTAAAATCATAATCATCAAATTTAATTTTGTTACTCATAATCATCACTGTAGCATCATCATCAGGAATTACTCCTGCTCCTTGGCTCCCAGTTAAACTTAAATATTGACCGACTAAAGGATTGTTAGTTCCGCTAGCAAATTCCATTTGCTCACTATGTAAAGGGGAATTAAATAAACCATCTTGCCATCTATATTGATTATGAATAAATTTTCCTCTGTCTGCGTTACTTCCTATACCTACTTGAATTATAGAAATTTCGTCGGGAGTAGGGCAATTTACAGTAATCTCTATGGTGTCTTCGGTAATACTATCCGAAGAAACTTCAATAGTCATATCGTTTGCATAGACTGAATTTTTAGCTACAGTTAACACCCCGTTTACACTTGCAGTTACACTAGTAATAGCCCCGTTGTATAAGGCGCTAATAGTATAAGTGTTGTTAGAAGTAGAATCTTCAACCACTAAATCCCCTCCGGAAGAAGCCACAGAATTAGTTTCCGCCATTAGCGCAACTAATCCAGCGCTAGGCAGCGGTGTATTAGCTTCACTAATAATTTCGCTGTTGCCCCCCGTAGGAATAACATATTCAATTTCTACAGCTCCCACTTCTTCTGTGACATCAACACAATAAGAAATAGTTTCCCCTACTGGAATGGCAATATTTCTTGAACTGCCGCACAAGTCGCAATTACCCACAAAAGGTAACGTAATGCTATTGGCCGATAAAATATATTCATTCATATAAGGGTCAAACCCTCCGAGTTTTTGGGCATCAAAATTATTATGGAATAAATCTCTAAACCAAGACCTCATTCCTTGCTCCGAAATTACCGTTAAAGACTCGGCGTTATATGCTCCTCCTTTTAATTGTATTACAGCTCCTCTTTGCTCGTCTGTAAAAAACTTATCCGCCCCAAACACCGCGAAACTTTCAGGGTTTCTACTAATACCATATTCTTCAATACGTGAGATTTGTTGCCCTAATACTTCAGGCACTGAGGTTAAAGAACCTGTCCCACCTGCATCGGTAAGCAAATCTTTACCGGCTAAAACATAGGATATTTTATCTTCTTGGAGCGTAAGTATGTCTGTTTTTCTAGCATGTAATTTTTGGATAGACCCAAAAGAATCTTCTAAAGTTTTATAATTTACTAACCCTAAGTTAAACTCATTAAGTTTATTTACGTTTGATTCATCATTATATACTCCACTATAAGTTAAGTCAGCAAATCTATGAGCTTCTTTATAATCTTGTCCTGACGTTGTAGTCACTCTATTTCCTAAAGCTAAAGCTTGTCCTTTCACCGAATCTCTGACGGTATAACTTTCCACTCCATTACCAAAAGCATAACAATTAAAAAACCCTGTATCTATAGTTGCCGCAGTTTTAGTTTGGACGTTTTGATTGCTGATATTTCCTTCATGCTCTCCGCTATCGTTTACGTTAAAATTAAGGTCGTTTTCATACCATATATCGGGAGATGCATCTGAGGGAAGACTTTCAAAAACCACTACTCCTCCTTGGTCTGCTCTTTGCACAGTAATCTCCATTTCTACATTAGACGAATGCCCTCCAATATTCCCACCAAAGACATTAGCACCAGCTTTACAGCTCCACGTTCCAGTAGCTAAAAGCCATTTGGACCCATCATTAGCATTAAAAAATTGATAAGTATTAGTGCTCGGAGAAACAGCAATAAAAGGGGATTGGTCTGTGTCTTTTATAGTTTCAGCCGGAACACTCACATTTAAACCGCTTGCCGTGCCATCTATAGGAGTTCCGGGAATATAAGTGTTTGTAGTCGCGCTGCCATCTCCGTTGTCCACTATACTGTTTTGAGTAATTAAATCCCCAATATTATCTCCCTCAAACCATGATTGAAAATCGGAATAATTTGTAGTAGAAAATAAATCAGGCGATTCATATGTGTTATATCTAGACTCACAACCCCCCAATAGACCTCCTTTTTTTCCTTCTCGTCTTTGCTTAATGGTTATATTTATTTGGCTATTAACAGGGATGTCATAATCAATATATTGCGCTGTAGGTGCAGCGGACGGGTCTAAATTTTTAACATTTACTAAAGCGCGCCCTACAGGGTATCCTCTAGTTTTTACATACACTGGAAATGTAGAACGGATAGCCGGATGAGCTACTCTACTACCCCCAACAGTTTCGGAAGAAGTGATGTTAAACCCATTAGGAACAATTTCCATGTAGGCTCCTCCGGGAATACTAATGTAATATCCTACCGCAAAAGGGTCGTCTGGAGGTTCAGTGCCATAAGTAGTGGTGTCAAAGGGGTTTCTAATTTTTAAAAAATCAGGAGACTGAACTTGTTTGTCAGTTACCACAGCTTCAACGCATTGCTCTACCGCTCCTCCGCTATCTCTTTTAACTATTAACCTTTGACCCGTTTCTATTTTAGCCGCATTTTCTCCTTCTAATAAAAAGTAGTAGCTAGAGCTCTGAGGGTCTTTAAAGAAGGTTTCGCTATAAACAGTTTCATAAGTTGACTGATCCGGTTTTAGTACAAACTTATAATACTTAGCCCAATAAGGAGCTCTTTGGGACCAAGGAATGGTTACTTGTATTTGGTTTTGAGATCTAGAATTGGAGCAAGGTATTTGAATAGTGTTTGTAGTGCTTACCAATGCGGTAGAAGATCTTAAAAACTCATCCATATAAACCACACCTACTTCATATCCTCTATTGCTATGTAAACTTTTAGGGTTGGACACGGTGCTAAAAGTTCCCGTTACTGAGATAATTTTATAATACTCATACCATCCCCCACTGGGAATAGTTGGATCGACAACATACCTCATGGCGGGTAATTGAAGCTTAATGCTACTTGAGCCTGGTGTGTTATCCACTATTTTAATAGGCTCACCTGCTGCAGTAATGCCACTTGAAAATTTAGTTACGGTTCCGGTCGAGGTTGTTTGGGTAGTGGGTACATAACAATTTACCAAATCCGTCAAAGTAAACCCTGAACATGAAGTGGGATGCGCCGCATCATAAACAGGCTTAATATTAGATGCTGTACCTATAGCTTCTTGAAAATCGGTAGCTGCAACCAAATCATATAAGGAAGTATAATCTTGAGGCAGAGTATAAGCAAACTGAACTTCGGTATTTGAGGTTTCGGTAGTAGGTTGACTCGCCGTAGGATCATACTTTGAATGTTCAAAAGTAAAATATAGAGTAAAAGAAGTTCCTGCTTTAAATTGAGTAAGAGCGTCTACATTAGAAAAGTTCACCACTCCTACTGCGTTAGGAATACTCTGAACGCTTCCAAAAGTATAATCTCCTGTTTCAAGAGAAGTTGTTAAAGAAATAGTTGAAATGGTATTTTCTATTAACGTTGCTTGATATTCTAGTTTTACCGGATTGTTAAATATATCTTTTAAATCATAACCCTCTACATAATTCCCATACACTAAACGATTACCCATTATAGTTTGCCCTAATGCTTTAGTAGGCACATTATCATAAAGCCTTAAAAGCTCGGTAGATGGAAGAATAGTGAAAATTTTACTATTGTCAAACGTAAAACTGTAGTCTGTATCATCCGCAAACCCTTGTAAGTCTTTAGATAGTTTGTCTACAATTTTAATAGTATCATCTGTCATTTCTTTATACAATATTTCAATGTTTTCCACCAAAGCTCCTCCTGAATTAAACACTACATTGACGCCCGTAACGCTGTTTATCATACCTTCATTCAAATTAGTAGAATAACTATAAGCATAATTACCCGGATCAAATGCAGGCGCGGACCATTGAGAAGTGGCAGAAAACTCTCCATTTCCATATTGATAACGATAAGCAAAAGAGATAAATCGCGTCTCTAAAAAATCGTCTAAATTATTAATTACTTGTTTAAGCGTAATGGAGGGTGCGTGAATAGGGGGTTTTTTTACCACCATAAACTCTTCAGCAGTAGTTTGGTCTATATCATAGAAAGGGTTAGGATAGTTTTGGGTGACGTTAATAAATCTAGGAGGATTAATATTGTCGGTAAAAAATAGTAGGTCGTCTACTAAGTCTATTCCCGTGACTAAATGTTGAGGATTAAAATTTAATGTAGTGTTAGATCCGAATCCATCGTCTATACTTATAATGTGATATGTAAGGTTTTCAGTAGTAGGATTAAAAGATACAATCATATCTATTTTTCCTGTTTCTCCTACTGTATAAGCTGGGTCATGAACAAACCAATATATTCTGTTGTTCTGGCCATCTTCATAAGCACCAATACATCTAGCTTCAGAGCTAAGCAGTACTGCTCCCGTAATACTCCCTGTTTGCTCGTATTGCAAACTGGTCATCTTAGTATTACCTTTAGAATTTTCTACGGACCCTATCTCGGAAGCTTCAGTAGAACCAAGCCTTACGTTTAAAGCGTCTATATACTCTCCATTCGGTACAAGCCTTTCGTCGAGAGACTTGTTCATCCTTCCCGCGATAAAATTTCTTTGAATGTTTGCCATTTTATTTAATCCACTTATTCTCTCCGCGCAGATTCATTAACAATCTACCAGGATGAATATTACTTATTCTTATTTTTGCGTTTCTTAATAAAGAACTTTTATCTTTTCTCGCTCTATTTATTATATATTCCTGTACTCCAAATTTGTTGTTTAATATTTCATATTTAACGTAAGCATACAAATAATTTTCAAAAAGTTTGTTTACACTTACTAAAGAGTCATCTCCTCCTTCCATACCATCAGACACATATTCCAATATACACTGTTCATTAGCCATGGTAGAGTCAAAATTTATTACTCCCGATTTCTTGTCAATCCTAAATGTAGGGTTAAAGTTGGCCGTCTCAGTATTTAAGCCATATCTCGCCCCTATATTATAATCTTTCCATGCATCCGGGTTTTCCGAAGCAATATCAGATGCATCATTAGCGTTATTTTTATTTAAATAGATGCTTTGCTGTGATCCCGCCACTCTTTGAGTGTCTAGGGTAGAGTCTGTTAATTGAATAGTCCCGTCAGCATTAAAACTTAAAGACCCTGTAGAACTCTGTAGATAAGACACCGCCGCATTAACTTGAATGTTTTCCGTCAAAGGTCGGAGATACCCGTCTTTGTAGAGTGAAATACGCACCCAGTTAACATAATCAGAAGGAAGAGTAAACGTAAGGTCATCAAACACTTTTAACTCTAGAGCCTTGATCTCTTTAAACGCATCATAATTTAACTCTTGTATTCCTCTTTTAGCGTGAAACAATATTTTATATCTTTCTTCGTTATTAATTAAAGAATGGTTTCCATAATACATTAATAAAAAATTATTAACTATATCTGTCAGAGGGACATATTGATAAGAGCCCCAATTAACATTTGAAGGAGCAACCCCTGCGTTTTCATAATATTGATATTGAGATAAATATGCCATTAGTTTTCTTTTTGTTCTTCCATTTGTTCTTGTTCGGCACCAAACTGTGCTTCTTGTATCTCTCTTATAGACATTCCTGCATATTGCAGTATTTTAAATACCAAAGAGGTTTCGTCATCTGGTGATAACTCAAAGTCTTGATAATCAGCATTACTTTGATTAAAGGCTGGTTCCCCATTAGCTATACTCAAATAAGTCCAATTAGGATCTTTAGGATAACGAATGTATTGAGACTGAATATCTGTAGCGCCATTAAACTGAGGGGGATATACCGTTAAAGTAGACCCCTCTAAAATATAAGCGGGATAAATAAGAGAAGGGGCTGTTATATTAGATCCCGTTAAAAGGGTAATGTTAGTATTAGAAACTTTTTCAGCTTCTCCCTGATAGACCCCTCCGCTAAAGCAGAGTACTTTGTTAATTAAATAATAATCATCTCCTGTGGTAGTTTGAGAAGGTAAGAAATATTGGTTAAGTAAGTTTTGGGTTAAGGTTTTAGTTTCTGAAAATATATTAATCACTTCTTCGTATCCTTTTCGAATATCTCCATAACCACTTCCCGCAAGTCTAGCATTTTCTTGATTAATTAATTGATTGTATTGATAAAAATAATCATCAAATATATCGAGCTGTGCTTGTTTAGCAAATAAATTAAAATCTTGCGGTGATATATAACCGTAGTTGTTCTTATTAAGTATAGCTAAAACTGTATTTCTTACAGAATTTATCATTGGTATTCTTTTACACAAAGATAAGTAAAAAAAAAAGAGGTCAATTTTTCATGACCTCTCTTTAAATGCACTCTAAAAAATGAATAAAAGATTAAGTAATTGCTACTCCTGTAACAGTCATATCATCTTCTAAATCAACCGCTACAGTCGCATTAGTCCAGCTAGTTTGAGCAGCTGTAACCATTGCGGTGTTGACGTTTTCCTCAAAACCGGAAGTTAAATTTGTTCCAGTTATTGCGATATATTTAGCTCCGTCCATTAAATAAATTCTAGCTGTAGTAGAGTTAGTAGTCTCTGCATATAAGATTTTATCTATATTGATGTGTACGTTTGCCGCATCTGCCGAAGAATCGATAGTAATATATTTTGCCATGATTAATAATTTATTAAGTTATACAAAGTTTTAAATATCCAGATTACGCTATAGTTAAAGCTGTAACCGTCATATCATCCTCTAAATCAACAGGGAAGACTACGTTTGTCCAGCTCGTTTGTGCAGCAAGCACTAAAGCTTTATTTACATTTTCACCAAATCCTGAAGTTAAGTTAGTTCCTGTAACAGTAATTTTTTTGGTGCCATCTTGCAAATAGATTGTTCCTTCTGTGCCAGAATTAGTTTCTGCATAAAGAATTAAATCTATGTTAATGTGAGCATTTCCAGGATCCCCAGAAGTGCTAATTGTAATATATTTTGCCATGTTAAAAAGTTTTATGGGTTAAACAAAAAACAAAGATACGTAAAATAAAAATACGCTTTATTGCATATTTTTAGCCAATCCCGACAAATGTTTTAATACTTCTATGCCGTCTTCCGACTCAAAAAAAGAAGCCACCATGTGAATAGGGTCTTCCCCATAAGGCACGTTTAACATTTTCTTTTTATTAGAAGGGGTATTAAACCACACTTCTTTCTTCTGGTTTCTTAAGTGCAAAATGTTTTTATCAAAAAATCCTTGTATAGAAGCGTTCATTTTAAGCATAGGGTCTTGTAATAACATCATAAAATCTTTAGGTTGATTCTTTGCAAAGACAAGTATATCTCTTCTCAGCTCAGCCGTAGTCATTCGTGTTACGTCTTGCTGAAACAAGACACGCCCAACATTTTCTACCTCATCTACAGATAATTGACGTGCTTCAATTAAAGCATCTACTTCTGTATTTAAATTCTCAACAATTTCTGAAGCCTCTTTTGCTTTGTCCACCTCAACATATATTCTTCCTTTACCTGGATGATATTCTAAAAACTTCTGTAACACTTGATTGTTTTTGGAAACAGACAAAAATCCGTCCTCAAATACAATAGGTTCTAAAATAGCATTATCATCTTGCTCATCTTGAAAGGGTGAGTTTTGATTTCTGGCATACCTTAAAGCTTTGTTAATTCCTTTTTTTTCGTCAAACCATAAAAGAGGAAATCTTTTAGTATGTCTAGACGCTAAGGTTAATGATAGGGGCGCTGTATCGCGCGTTAGTTTGTAGATTTTATCTACATATTTTGTAGTAGTTTTCATTAGATTAGATTTAAAATTTATAAAAAAAAGGGGAGCCCGAAAGCTCCCCGAAAAAATACTTATTAACTATTCTTGAAAGATAAAGAAGTTGTTCGCACCTAAAGTACAAACCGCTCTTTCAGACAAGAAGTTCACTTGCATGTTATCCACATCACTTGTTCTTGCACCACCAGCAGAACCAGTAATCCAAGTTTTGTAACGTCTGTCTTCTGTTTCAGAAGCTCTATATCTAACATGTAAGAAAGGTCTCTTAGCGTTTTTACCAAGAATTTGGTCATAAACACTAGTTGATCCAGCTGGTACAAGTAGTCCGTTTACACGTCCTGAACCTGCTCCTGTTGGAAGTCCACCTCTCATTGTTGGGTCATTTAAATATTTCCAGTCAGTTTTGTAGAAGTCGTAACCTCTTCTGAATCCAGAGAATCCTAAATTTAACGCCATTTCTTCGTCATTGTCAAATAGACCATATGAAGTACCACCTGCTCCGTAAGAGTTTTGTGCAGCTAACATATCATCAATATCAAAAGCAAATTGTCTGTCAACGAATATTACGTTTTCTTCAATTGCTCCTTGCTTGTCAAGACGACTAATTACATTGTCAAAGTCTGCTAATGTAGTTGGGTTACCACCATCCCAGATATTTCCTCTGTTTTGAACAGCATAAAATATACCATCCGAACCAGCTCCTGGATCAGCAGCAGCACCTGAGCTACCTAAGATTGCTGCAGCACCAGAGTTTTGCTCTGCAGGTACAGCTTCAATCATTGCAGTTTCTAAAAAGTCATCAAATCTAAGTCTTGTTTCATGCTCAGATTTTAAATACCAAAGGTATCCTGTTGCTCCATCTTCAGTAGTAATTTCTACCCAGCCAATTTGAGCCATATCAGATCCAGATACATTGTAAGTGTCTTTAATGATAATAGGCTTATTGTCAAAGATGAAGTCGTTAGATTCAAGAGAACCTACCATTCCGGCAGTTCCTTTCTTAAATTCTGATCCGTAAATAAATACAGTAACGTCCGCATTTCCTAAACCTGTTCCTATAGTTGTTATACCTCCTGCTTCATAAAAGTCAGCTGTAAATTGACCTCTACCGCCAGCGGTATTGTCTACTGCACTAACAACAGCTTTGTTAGAACCAGATCCGTCGTTTTGTACAACAACAATCGTTTGTCCTACTCTAATTACTTGTTCTGCGGCAGTAGGGTCTAGCACATCATTTACCTGAAAGACAACTTGGTCTCTTGGTAAAACTGCATTTGAATATCCTACTGAAGTGTATTTAGTATGTAATCTACCTTGTTCTGCCCATTTGATAAGGTCAGAGTTGGTAGGCATCTCTGCTCCTACCATACGTAGGAAAGAAGAGATTGTTCTGTTACCATAACGCTCGAATTCTTTTTCGTACGTATCAGGTAAATATTGATTCAACCAATCAAAATCTGCATTGGTTAAATAGTTTTGAGCTGTAGGAGTTCTTTCTGAACTCGGTGTTAGCGCAAATGTTGGAGTCGATTTTACTTGTCCAGCCATAATATATAATTTTTAATTAATTTTTAAATTTAACTTCGTTTTACACTTTTAATTTTCAGTCCTCTACTCGAAGGTTGAGATACTGATTTAACTTGCATTCCTCCTTTAGTCGATATTTCGGGTGTTGTGCGCTCGGTCATATTTATATTTTTAGTCTTACGCATAACATCTTCAGTCGCATTTGATTTGCCCTGATCATAAAAGAACTGAGCAAACTTTTCAGGATTCATTGCTATAGCTAAAGAGCGGTGGTATCCTGCGGCGTCTTTAAGCATCCCTCCTTCATCCAAGAATTTTTTTATAAAATTCATCGGAGTGTCTTGGGCTTTTCTTAAATCAGCTGGGCTACCAGGAGAAAACATTACTTCTGAATCATCTACCTTGAATTTAAAACCTTTAAACTCGGTATTAAATAATTCATCACTTTTTTTCGCAAACCAATTAGCTCTGCGATCGCCTTCTTCTTGTTGCGTTTTAGCTTCACTCATATATTGCTTATAAGCTTCATATTCTTTAGAGGGCGGGGCTGAACTTTCTCTTGACTCAAGAGGCTGTTTGTATAATTCCTGCTGTTCTCTAAAAAATTTTTTAGCTTTTGCAATATCTTTTTTCTTTGCTAGTTTGAGTTTCTTTATAACTGCGGGCTCATCAACCTCTTCATCGTAATCATATTCTTCCATTAAGGAATCAATGTCTTCAGGGTCTAAACCTTCTTCAGTTACAGTTAAATACTGTCTTAGCAAAGAGTCAGGATTCATGCTAGAGAAATCTTGTTGTAATTTAACATAGTCCTCTAAATTTCTTCCTGTTTCTTTTTTATATTTAAAGTAAGCAGCTACATCCTCTGGCAGAGGCTCAGCCTCTTCTCTTTCTGCTGTTAGCTCTTCTAAAGAACTAATCTGCTTACCATATCTTTTTTCAATAAATGAAAGAACGTCTGTCTCTTTTATTTCCGGTGGCTCGCTCTGTTCAACCTTTGTTGTTTCCGTTACCGGCTCTTCAACAGTTTCGGTAGGTTCAGGGTCGCTTACCGGCTCTTCTGATTTTTGTTCAGGCTCAGAAGATACTTCTTTAACTACCTGTTTTTCTTCGGCTTTATCATCAAACTCTAGCTTTTGCTGAGCTTCATGTTTGTCTAAAAGCTCTTGTTCAATTTGCTGTTTAGACTTTTCAACCACGTCTGTGACTTCTCTGACTTTTATATTCATTTGATTAGATTTGATTTATAAAACAAAATTAATAAAAAAAGAAATACGTTTTTAGCTACCTAGGATCGAACTCTGCAAGGTCAAATCCGTCCATCGAATCTTCATTTGACTCGAAATTTTTAGGAGGTAAATTGTTTTTTCTTTGATTTATTAATTGAGATTGTTCTGTGTTTTGTTGGCTGATTCTGCCTTTTTTAGCCTCTTCTCTTGCTCCTTCTCTAAACGCTAAAGCATTTTCTGAAACATTTCTAAGTTGCTGATTGTAAGCAAACTCCTGCTTCATAAGTTGAGCTTTAAGGTTAGCTTCATTGTTTTGTTTCTCTATCTCAAAAGCAATCTCAGCTTGTTTCACTTTCATTTCGGCTTGAGCCTCTAATTCAATTTTTTGAACTGTTACTTGCGCAGCCATCTCTTGAGACTTAAGCTGCTGTTGTGAAATCATAGCTTGTTTTTGCATTTCTCTTTTTTCGTCAGCTTCTTGTTTAGATTTACGTTTTACTTTTAATAACTGATTTGCAAGTTTAAGATTTTTTATTTCTCTTATATCAATAGCATCTTCAAGGTTAATGTCTTGTTTAGATAAAGCCATTTGAATGTTTTGCTCTAACATCGCTTTTTGCTCCTCGTCTGGAGACAGTTCTATAAATACCCCGAAGTCATATATGTATAGTTCAGAAATTTCTCCTAAGATACTAACATTATACTTTCCTATTTTGTTAATAAAATCCTCTTTAAAATCAGAAAACTCTAATATATCAGCTACCCTATACGTTAGCGCTTCAGCTAGAGTACGATATATGTAAAGACTTCCGTCTAATATATGGCGGGTAGCTGTATTTGAATTTAAGGCGGCTAGTTTTTGAACACCTACTAAAGCATCCGAGTTCGGCGTAGAGCCGTCACGGGCTTCATTAAGACCAGTTACTGACCTAATCATGTCTAGATAATGGTTATAGTTGGCTATAAGCATTTGAGTTTTAGCAGCGCCTGAATTACTAGTTAATTCTTTAATAGGAACTCTACCTTGATTATACTCACCTTCTTGAGTATAACTTCTACCCACTACACTACCTGTTTGAAAATACAAACGTAAAGCATCTTCTGGATTATAGGCTGCTCCTGTTCCTAGGTCTACTTCATTTAAACCATCGGCGTCTATGTAAACTCCATCCGGGACCACCCTAGCTATTACTTGCTGTAATTTTAAATGAGTCATTTGAATTAAATCTGCAAAAGGAATCATTCTTCTTACTAAAGATTCAATCACTCCTTTATACATTCTAGGAGCAACTGCTACATAATTAGGCAACGCATGTTGAGATGAAGACTTAGGCCTAACCATATTCTTGGCTAACTCCCATTTAAGAATAATGTTAGTTCCCATCACCATAACACCATCATACCATACATCGATAGTCTTTTCTATTTTTTCAAACTTGCCTTCTTCTAACATTTCTTCTGGAGGATTAAAGGTGTCGTCTTTTTCTATCATCCTCGAAGAACCCGTATCGTTAATTTTTTTCTTATAGACTATTTTTTTTGTTGTCTTGTAGTTAAAATACATCAAAGTACAAGTGTCTCTATAAAAAATATCATTTTCATAATACTGCGCTGTATTAAAATAATCATACCAACTTTGACTATATTGAGAAATTTTTTCTAAATCTTCTCTAGTTAACTTAGGGTCTATCTTTACTAACTCACTGATGCCTACCGTTTTTATCTCTCCCCAATAGAAACAATCTTTAAAATAAGGGTCCTCGGTATAACTATAAACTACATTTGCCGGATCTACATAAGCAACTTTTACACCCGATCCTGGAAGAAATTCATGTTTAGCCATGCCTACTCCTACTACCATCTGATCATAATCAACGCGTTTTCTAATGTCTTCATAATGGTTTTCAGCAAACATAGTATCGATAGCTTCTTCTTCCGCAATCTCAATGGCGGGTTTATAATTTAAATTCATGTACAAAGAAAGCTCTTCATCCGAAGCGGGTAATTCGTCGGGATCCATAATAAAAGGATCAAAGCCTGATTCTTCTTTAATTGTAGTTAAAACAGGCTTAGCGGCCATTTGCCCTTCAATCATATCTTGATATTTACTGCGTTTAGATTGAGATAAGGCATCTTGAGCGTAAGCTTTTACTTTAAACAATCTGTTTTGCATTCCGTTTACAACTATATCCACAAACTTAGGGAGTATTGGAACCGGTGTCCAATCAAGGTTTAAATAAGACAAATCCCCATCTACGGCTAATTCATTTTTATACTTAGCTATAGACTGTTCGCCTCTAGCATAAAGCCTTAATCTATTAAAATCTCTCCATTGACTGTAATACCTACAGCCATTTGAATCTTTTCTAAACCATTCGTATTGTATCGCTTGACCTATCTGTAATCCGAACTCGTCGGTGGCTTTTTCTGCGTCTGATACAAACTGACTTGGAAACCCTACAGATGAAATATTAATTTTAACGTCCTTCATCTATTTAATTAATTCACTATAAATTCCACTGTTACCATATCTTGCAAAGTTAAGATTTATTTTGGTTTGTTTTTGCTCGGGCAAATAAAGGTTTTTTTGATTAGCCATTATTGCTAAACCCGAGCTAATACTAGCATCAAAATGCGTTCGGTTGTTAATATCAAACCTAGACCATTCTTCAAGGGTTCTCATAAAATACATGGAGCCCATGTCATTAGCGGACCTATAAGTTCCTTCCAAATCTAAGCCTACATGTTTTTCTATATACGACTCAATGGCCGCCGCATGAGATTGTTTTACATCTTCGGAAGTATTAGGAATTCCTCCTAACTCTTTTTCAGCTTTTGAAAGTTTATTGAAATGTCTATCGGGACGGTTCATGCTAAAACCTCTATACCCACGATTTTTAAAATGATATAAAAGCCTGGGCTTATTGTTTTCCACTAAGATAGGCATGCTGTAAAACACACAGGCCATAAGCACTTCTTCAAAAAATATCTCGGCTGTTTGGGGGCGAGCTACATATTCTAAAAAGAACTCACTACTGGGCGCTTGTTCCATGCTAAACTTAGTTAATCCATGCAAAGCTCCATTAGACCCTCTTCCTCCTACCGTCCCTGATATATCATAAGAGTCACACCCAAAAGCCCCGATGTGTTCATTTACTGGATAGTAAGTGCCGTTTCTATTTTGTTTTTTATTTGTTAATGATTTATTTGGAGTCCAAGAAACTTTAAACCTTCCTTTAGGGTCGGGGCTAAATATAACCTCTGTATCTTTCACCCCATCTTTCCAATAAAATCTTCCGGTTGTAACGTGTTGACCCATTATTAAAGAATCATTATAGTCAATCTGTTGATATATTTTAGTGAGATTAAACAGCGAAGATTTACTTTCGTCCCTAAATGCATGAGACACACTTCTAGGAAACTGACGATAATATTCATTTAAAGCATCCGGATCTTTTTTTAAGGAGTCTACCTCAGCTTGCCAGTAGTCAATAGCTCCGTTATAAATCATTTCTCCATCAACTCCTAAGATAGGGTTTTCGGGTCTATAAAAAACAGGCATTCCATACCTATCTATAAAACCTTCCATGTTCCATTCCATAGGGATAAATAAAGAATACATTCCGCTTTTGGTTTGACCATTAGAATTTCTAGTGCTTATGTCTGAATCTTCAAATAACTTTTTAAAATTAGCGCCTCCTTTGTTTAAAGCGTTAGAGGTAGACCCCATCATACATTTGCCTATAACTTTACTTCCTAGCCTTAAACAAGTTTTAGTAACTCTCCAGTTGTTTAGAATATTGTTTGGTTTTAACCATTTGCCACTTTCATCGTGCACCAGTAATAACAACTTTTCTCCATCATATGAATTTTCATCTGTATTTTTCCAGTCAATTGTGGTGTCTAAACCATACAACTCATCTTGGGTAATATCGTACATATTTTTTTTAGTGATTTTAGAGGCTGGTATTCTAAAAGCTAATTCTGTTTTAGGTTTGTCCATCCCGTCTTGAATCGGTTTAAAAAAGAAAGGTAATCTATTAGCAATAGGAACTACTTTATCAGTAAACATTTTCTTGGCATCGGAACCTGTTTTAGATAATATTCCCACTCTAGCGTCTTTAGCTAAAGTTCCCGTGTTTACACATTCCGATGATCCCATAAAGGAAAAACCAGAGCGTCTAATCTTAAGATAGTCTAAACCAAAACATCTATTATCGGCCTTACAGGCCTCCCAGTAAATAAAAAATATTCTATTAGCTTCTCTAAAGTCGGGATAACCAACGTCAATTGTAGTCCATTGTAAATACATATAATGCGCTCCGGTAATATAAACAGGGACGCCATTATTATAAAACCAAAAACCGAGTTCACGGCGATCAAATTCATTCTCAATATACTCCACCCATTTATCTTTAAAAGGGGCGGGCATTTCGTTCCATTGAAATATAGAAGATATTCTCGCAAGCTCTCTAGGTAAGTCCTTACGACTCCAATACTGATTGGTTTTAGTTTCCGATCTTTTATAGACATCCCCTTCTTTTAAAGGCAACGCAACATGTAGCCCGCTTATTTCTACAACATCTCCTATTCTTCCGTTTTTAGAAATAACAATTACGTCATACTTTGAGTCGTACCCATAAAGCCACGATCGACTTTTATTTTTCCTTTTCAGAATTCCCGAAGGAATATAATTAGGTAATAGGGTATATATTTTATTTTGATCTTCGTTCTGCAAATCCTTGTTTTGTGTCTGTCTTTTGATTATTAACAGACATGTTTATATTTTCTTGTTCGGCATCTATTTTATTTAATATTTCAAATGCATCAAAAATTGCTAACTTTTTAGTAGCCGCTGCATTCTTTAATCTGTCTGCCGCTAATTCATCTTCAGGGTCGGGTTTAATAATATTTTCTTTAGCTACTTTAATAAGTTGCTCAACAGCTTTTCTTCCTGCTTCTATAATTTGAACTTTTAATAATTCTGAGCTCATACCATTAATGTTATTTGGTGGTCATACATTCTATAGAGTTTCTCTCCCTCCACTTCAAACTCATATTCACTCTCCGGTTTAAAGCTAACGTGTGCTCCTTTTTCTACTCCTTGTGAAATTAAATACTTATTAGGATATTTCATTTCCCCCATCAAAGGTTCTTCTTGTCCTCTTTTAAAAATAAAAGATTTTTTGGTCTTTAAAGGTTTTATAAAACAATACCTATCATGGCTATACCACTGGCCGTTTTGCTTATACATATAAAACTGCTCATTATCTACAAAAAACAAATCGTCTTTAAAATAACTCTTACCGCTTTGTTGCCTTCCCCTCATGTCGTTATAGTATTTGAAAACATTATGATGAACTAAAAGTGTATCAGAAATTCTTATACCTCCTTTATAGTGAAGTGGTAATTGCTCAACTAAAGCCTCTCTATTAGAAAACTTATAGTCTTCTTCTGAAGAGCTAGTAATAAAATCAATATCTCCAATCTTTTTGGTATTGTTATATCTTTTACCTCCTAAGGGTCGTACAATAAAGTAAAAAGGTGACTTCATTAGAAATTTATGTTATACTCTATAGAAATAGGAACATGAGAGTTAAACTCTTTCCATAAAAGAATCTCGCCTTTTCTTTGAATCCAAATTTTAATAGAACGCGAAGTGTCCACGTATTGAATAAGATGAATAAAATATTTCCCGCTTAAAACCTCTTGACCCACTAAGTAATGCATCGCCCCAGACTTATAATCCGGACCTACAGAAATCTTCCTTATATCCATTAGATTAGATTTAATTTGAATATAAAGATACAAATAATTTAACGCCCTTGCCCTCGGTAGAGTTTGCGGTAATTCTTTGAAGATTTTAAAGAAGAAGTTTTTGTCTTAGCGTGAACCCCAGGTCTTTTTATTTTAGGGCGCGCCTGATGTACACTATAATTGATTGTCTTGGCCACCGCTCATCATGTTAGTTTTATGTTTACTTCCTGCTGAAGATCCAAAATAATATCCAATAACTTGAGTAAATGCCGCTACTACTGCTCCAAAACCCATATCAAATAGCCTTTGCGACTCTTCGGGGACTTCCCACAAGCCGATAGCTCCAGCCACCACTCCGACAAAACATAAGGTTATACCCCACCCTACAGTCTTAAATAGTATATCGTTTGACCCCGCTGCAAGAGCCGCCATTTCTCTTTGTCTAGCTGAGGCTCTGTCCGCTACTTCAGCTTCATAGGCTTCGAGAACCATTTCTTGGGCTTTAATTTTGTCTTCGGCCGGGGCGTCTGCTGTTTTTATCGAAGATATTACGTCTTCAATACCCATGTTTCCATTAATGATATTCCCTAAAGTTGGGTTTATTAGCCCCACTGAAGCTTTTAATATTCTCCCCACTGTGGTTTGCCCAAACTTTTTTTTCTTTTTACTCATATAGCTTGATAATTTGTTTTGCCATTTTCTTTTACAGCCTTTAAAGCCCTACCTCTATTTTCACTATGAGACACATAACTTATATGTACCCAATCAGGATTGTTATCATCTCCAAACTCCCATATAATTTGATCAAAATTTAAATTTTCTTTAATATAGTGAAACATCTCAGCATTTGTTTTATGACCAAATGTGTCATCCACGTCAAGTGCACGGCCCTGGCAATGTTGTGAGCGGGAACTTCCACCAATAGCAGTATTTAATTTTTCACATCTGAAATAACTATTTATTTTTATGGGACCTCCCACCCATTTTCGCAAGGGTTCAAAAATGTTATCGGCTAGTATTCCCATATTAGAAAGTTCGTAAGAGCCCGGAGTGTTATCTATGCCTAGTCTACTTGCGGTGTTAGATTTAACACCTTCCTTATAAGACACATGCTCACTTATTCTTTCCATGCATTATATACCATTTGTGTAAAGTATACCCAATCGCCACTAATGTAGCAATAATTTTAAGCACGACATCAATGTCCGTCATTGAAGTGGCTAAAGCTCCCGCCGTTAGCGCATAAACTTTTATATCAGTCACAGTCATTTTGTTTAGATGAAACATAAATATAGTTTACAGTTATTTCCCCTAGAGTAGTATCTTGAACGTAATTCATCTTTTTTTAGATTTTTTACCAGATCTGTTTTTTCCTTGCATTGCGCCAGGCACGTCCCCTATTTGGTTTCCCACCTCTTTTATAGCTTTCGTAACATCTTTAAGCTCCTGGCCCACACGATCTACACGTTTAGACACATCATCCTTCATTTGAGAAAACTTTTTCTCTAAAATATCCGGAATCATATTGTTATTCTCATCTTTAGTAAGACCTTTTTTTGATAGCCATATTGAGACTATGTTTATTACGATTAGCAAAACTACTAATCCGATTAATATTAAAATTGTTGTTTCCATGTTATTAAATTTAATTTTTTAAGCCCAGGCCATATAAATATAATTTGTTCCCACAGCATCCCAGTTGCCACTTCCGTTTGGTGTAAATCCGTCTAGATCAAAAGACCATCCGCTTGCTGTTGTCTCTGCTGAGTTAGTATTTATATATAATTGTTCATTAGCACCTCTTTCTGCGTCAATCACTAGCCAATCAGTATTACTAGAGCCAGAGTATGATTTAACAATTAAAAACGTTGGCTGAAACCCTAACCCAACTATAGACGTGCTCGCTCCGCTCCCTGGATATGAACCGAATGATGATACTCCGGTCTTATTTGCCCAAGCATAGCAAACATATTCTAAACTTGTTCCGGTCCAACTATTTGCTATAAGTGTGCTACTTACAGTAGAAAAACTAAGTGGCCTTGTAAATTGATTATCTTTACCTGTACCTGCACCATCCTCATTCCTTGTAAAACTCATATATTTTCCTGTGCCTATAGTTGAGTGCCACACCACCCAATCTTCTACGGATATAGCTTTAAGTAGGATAAAATCAGGCGGTGTGCCTAATGAATGGGGAATTTGCACGACTCCTCCTCCTGATACTAGACTAATACTAAAATTATTATTACTATTAATAGTTTGTTTACTAGGGTAATTTGTGGAGGTGTCAAAATTACTTGTGCTTGCTACTCCATCTAACATTTTAGAACCTGAAGTTGGTGTTTGTCCTCCCGAGTTAACTGCTGTGGGATACCCTCCGCCGTTAAAATAATAATTTACATACTTTACTCCAGAGCCATTCATACCATAATCATTATTGGTAGTACCCCAGTTAAAACTTTGATTTCCAGCGGTTGTATTAGTCGTGTCTTTTAGAGTAGCATAAGCAATCGTCCCTGGGCCTCCAGATGTTTCAGCATTAGTGTTATTAAAATTCATTGTATTACCTCCAATTATATTAAATCCCGTACCGTTGTCAGTGTCGTTTCGTAAAGTATCACACACATTCCAAGATCTCGCTGCTCCGTCGAGTGCTTTGGTAATTGATAAATCAAAAGGAAAATCAGTAGAAATAGTTTGCGGACTAGTACTAGGATAAGAGACTGCAGAATTACCAGTATATTCTCTTACATTAAAAAAATCTGGTAAGGTAACTTCTGTCTCTATTTGCCTCCAATTTGATCCATCCCAATACTCTACATATTTCTCATCGGTATTATATCTCCATTCTCCTGTACTGGGAGAAGTAGGTCTTTCTAAGGTCGTGCCTGTAGGTAACTGTAGCGACGTATCTATCACGCTTAAGTCAAATAATTCAGGTGCTGTGATTTTTGTTAGTGCCATAATTTTAATTTTTTAACATGCTGCTTCGAGGTATAATTGGTCTATTTCGGCTTGAGAAAGAGCGGTATTAAAAAACCTTAATTGATCCATAGTTCCCGAATTATACCCATAAAAAGTATCTTGATCCGCTCTATAAAAACCTCCTACAGTGGTATATGTGTCTCCTGCAACCACCGTTTGCCCAGAAGTGGTAGAAGGAGTTAAGGGGTCAAGGACGCCGTTTTGATATAGTTTTATATCAAAATACGAACCTCCGCTATTCCACTCCATAGTATAAACTAAATGATGCCAATTCCCGTCTGTCCAAGTAGTAGAGGTTGAAAATGCTTGAGTATCTGAGCTTGACCCATTGCCAAAATCTATCCTAATTTTTCCTGCACTTCCTCCAGTAGGCAACATAATATCGTATTTAGTATAATATCCCGCTGCACCTCCAGATACACCGGAGTCTGAGCATATTAGGTGACTTCCTGAACTAGTACTTCCTAACTGCTTAAACCAAAATGAAATAGATAGATCAGAGGTAGCTGTTCCAGCCACCGCTCCAGGAAGCACAATGTAGGTAGAGGAGGCAGAACCGCCGCCGCCATAATTAAAGTCTACCCCTTTATTAAAGTTTCCTGTGCCAAAAGTCACATTAACTCCGCTTCCTAAATAATTGTGTTTGGTGTTATTATAATTATCTTCTACTTCTGCCGCGCTCAAAGCTCCGTCATACCACCTTGTTTGCCCCCATTTTCCATTAAACGCAAAATCATTATTAGTAGTCCAGGCCCCATATTGGTTTAGTATAACAGGTGTGGGGCTAATATAAGCATTGAAAGGCCAAGTGGCAGTAGGCCACGTCCCAAAGTTCGTTGGTGCAGAAACAGTATCCTTTAATTCGCCACCTATATACACTTTAATATCTCCAGCAGTAACGCTTCCGACCACAGCCACATGTACCCAGGTCTTGAGTTGATAAGTGGCGTTGGTAAAAATAGCATTCGCCCCACTGGCGGCGGCTGCATCCGAGGCCATCAATACT